GTCGAAAGCGGTAACTGACGCCTGTTCCTTTCTTGCCGCTATATGCCCGGTTTGTGTCATCAAGAGCCTCATCCAGTGCAGCGCCGAGAGACACGGCGCCATAAATATCGTCACCATCGGACAACGTCTGGCTAAGGTCGGCGATAGCCTGCTCACCGATTTCAGCTGGGCTGCTGTCCACAGCCATTGAATGAGCCGCTCTGATCATGTCCTGAGCAATCGCGACCATCTGTCGGCGCTTGTAGAGGTCGATCAACTGCTGGGCCATCTGAGGCAGCATCACCGATGGCATTGCGACCTCGGCAACGCATCGAGCGACCAGGCGGCCTACCGTTGTTTCACTGTCGATATTCTTGTCCCACGGCAGGTACGGCTTGATGGAGATCGGCTGGGCGACCTTACCCTGCTTGATCACATCGCCGATGACTTCGAATATCTCGCCCAGAACTGGGTCATAGAAATGCTCTCGAAGGAGAAGCCCGGCTACCAACTGATATGCATCGTTGTTCAGCAGGATCGAGCCAATAATCGCGCCCTCGCCTTCAACGTTACAAATTGGAGAGTAGACCGGCTCCTGTTCGAATTTGCGAAGCGCGTTCATGCCGCCACCTTGAAGTTCAGCTTCTGCTGACGGCGCTTTTCGAGTGACTTGGCTTTCTTGGCCGCCCGTTTGGCTTCCTGATGAACCTTGCCGCCTGACACGAGCCAGAACATGATTCCAATCGCGTCAGCTTCGTTATCGTTCTGTGGCTTGAGCCCACGACGTGCGCACTCTTCCAGAACCTTTTCCTTGATCCAGGTACGGCGCGCGTTCGGCTGCTCCTTGGTGTCTTTGACTTCCTTCGGCGCCATGGTCACGCCGATAAAAGCGCTGCGCCACGATGATGTCGTAACCGTCCGTGGATACAGCAGAGCGCGCCGCTCACACATGATTTCAAGCGTTGCCAGCCATCCACCGGCCAACTGTGCTGATGCTTCTGTACGGGCCGCTGAGTAGGCTTCTGCTTCGATTACGATCTCAATGTCTTCTTCTTCGATCCGGTGGTGACGGCGCATCTGGCTGATGCTGTCCCAGAGATTGAGATAATACTGACCGCGGCGGGTGCATTTGTTGCCGTCTCGATCTCGGGTCAAATCCCATGTGCCATAGAACAGACGCTGACCGACTGGGCGCTGTTCGTCCTTTGGCTTGGCAAAGTCATCGAGCAGAAGACACCAGCCCGCCTTGGTGGAAATGTCGATTGTGAGCTTGTGAAGGGTCATGCCGCCTCTCCTGAAAACAATTCGCCTTGCCGGGCGCCTTTTCGGTCGAGCATTCGGAGAACAGTTTCGCCGTGGTGTTCCTTGTCCCAGACAAACCAGGCATTGAGCATCGGCGGTGCGCCCTGCCCTGTGAAGTCGATCTTCCAGCGCATGAGATAGACACGGGCGGCAGGGAATCGGCCCCAGAAGGATGCGAGACCGCCGGCACCGGGCCACGTCCAGTTGAGCAGCAGCGCCATATAGTCGACGTCTAGTGTTTCAAGAGCGTGGTATAGCCAGCGGGCTTTCCCATTGCCCCAGCCGCATTCCTGAAAAGGCGGGTTTGTGACGATGGCTGAGGCCGGAGCTATCGGGAACTCATAGAATGACCGGATGTCCGCATCGCAGCCACGATCAATCAAATCAGAAGCGCGCACGACAAGCCCGAGCGATTCCATTTCGCGAACCATGGCGCCATCGCCCGCAGCTGGTTCCCAGATCGTGCTGAACTCTTTCAGACGATGAATTTCGGCATGTAGGAAAGCACGGGTCGGCTCCGGCGGGGTCGGATAGAAATCGTCCTTCTCACGAACGAGGGAATCAGACTTGACGATCTCGCCGTCGAGCATGACGTGAACTGGCCTTGATGACTTACCGGTAGCGCGGAACAGACCTTTTGCAGAAGCCGTCATATCTCACCCCACCCACCAAACGATGACCGGATAAACACCGATGAAGAAGCCGACCAAAGCCAGCACGGCATAGATCATGAACCAGCAGATCCTGTCATTCATGCCACCCTCCGTATCGGTATGGTGTGCTGCTCTTTCAGCTTTTCGAATAATGCTGAGCGCTCGAATACGGGATCGCCAAACACACGAGCCGTTTTGCTGCGACGGTCGGCTGGTATCTCTGCCATTCGGGCGGCCAGTTGATCCTTCGGGATAACGTTGGACGTCTCGCCACCACACCGGCTATTCGTCATGCTGTAACAGCGGGTGGAGATGGATGCCCGAGAGCGGCCCGGAAGTGCGCCAGACCTATGAATTTCAGTCGGAGACTTCCCATCCTTGAAATGCATCTGCTCGATGATGGCGAGCTCTTCATCGCTCCAGGACTTACTTCCGCGGCCGGAATTGAGACCGTGCTTCTTGATCACTTCCTGAAGTCGACGGCTGCCGATCTGCAGTTCGTGACGGATATTGATATGATTGACGCCCTTCTTAACCATTTCGACAATGCTGGCTTCGAGCTGTTCGGTGAAGGCGGTCATTACGCGGCCTCCTGATCGGGAAACTCAGGATTGTCGCCGTGGTCGCGATCGGCTTCCGCGTTGATCTTTTCCATGGCGGAAAGCAGGTTCTTGCGCTGTTCTTCTTGCCCGGCATCGTATCCTCGCAGCCAAGCCTGATCCTCGTCTGTACCGGCCATGAACTCGCTGACACGATCCAGAGCCTTGAGACCGGCGACCTTGCCATCGTCAAACACCTTGTCGAGATAGTCGCGGTCATCCTCGAACAGATCGCCCTGCTTCTTGATGATCCCGAGAAGCGAGAGAGCATTAGCCTGACGACGATGCTTTTCTCCGACCTTGTCCTTGTCTTCGGCATTCATTGCCTTCACAAGCGTGTCGACTTCATTGAGAGTGAAACCGTAGCTCTGGAAAATCTTACGGTCGGCTTTCCGCTCGGCCTGCAATCCTGCGATACGTGCCAGATGGGCGCTTTCCTTCCGTGCGCAATCCATCAGGAGTGCGTCGTACTCGCCTTGGGTGAGTTTGGAATTATGTCCTGCGTTCATTTCCTGGCTCCCGGTGGTGGAATGTTGAATTCTTCTTCGATCGACGGGTAATCAGCCATTTCTGGACAAACCCGATTTGCGATTGATTTGGCGGTCCGTTTGATCGTGGTTGCCAGTCGCATTCGCTTCACCAATGGCAACCATTTCAGGATGACGGATGGGGACTTTCGTTGATCGATCGGGCCCGTCATCGCTGATCTTCCTTAAGCTCTGGGGCGATCCACAGCGCCAAGGAACGCGCGGAACGCAGCAAGGAACGAGCGAGCGAGATCCTTATCTTCGTCACCCAAGATTTCCTGTGCTCGGCTGATGAGCTTCTCGACTTCACTGAGTTCTTGCTGTCCGTATTTGACACCGGACACCTCCTCTAGTTTGCGTAGTTCCCGAGGCTTGATCGACACGCGCTCATCCGCGTACCAAACGTCCTTGGTTCGATTGAAAGACCATTTGAGAGCCCGAGAAGCTGCGAGAATGCGCGCGCCAATGCCGCTCGCCACTGAAGGCGGCGCGATGTGGCTTTTCAGAACTTTGGACGCAAAAACCAACTCAGACATTTCTGATTTCTCCGACAACTTTTCGGACATTTCCGACAATCCCTTCAGTACGTTGAGATTGTCGTCGGTGGCGGAGCAATGAAGCCCGCGCCGGTTTGAAAGAGGAACGATGAGATGAAGATGAAACGGACAGCTCGTAAGGCCTGGAAAACTGATACGGGCGTCCAACTCGTCTTATGGTCATGGCCGGAAACCTCGAAAGACACCCCGGCAAAGACCAGCCGCAGCCGCAATCATCACGCAAAGCGGCCAACCTATAACGAGAACCCACTTGATCCATTTTGGTGATCGGCTGGGTGGATCGAACTCCAAAACCGCGCAGGAAATGAAGCCCGCGACGTAAAGCCATGCGATGATCCAATTGCTGTTCACGGTTGAGTTCCTTCAGCTTTAAATTCGGTGCCGGTCTCTCCCGACTGTCACGTCCATCATCAGACGTTGCAGGCACCGTGCCGCGTGGTGCCTCGCCTACTCGCATCTCCCGTCGCACCGTGCCGCCTGTGGCCAGATAGGTGCCGTTGTCCTCGGATGCTTTCGCTCTGGGATCAGTTGCCCGACGCGACTTCGGAGGAGTGCCCATCGCGTCGGGCGTTACCTGCCGGGTAACAGGCAGGGGGCTTGGGGGCCCGGCAGGTAATCAGAAATCAGTGACGCGAAGGCCGGCGGACTTACACGCATTGTCAAAGTTCTCAGGCGAGATCGTCTCGAAAAAGAAACTGTCGTCCCACGCGATGCCGCGACTTGCGGCAGCCTCGCGGATCGCTCTCATTTCATCCAAGGACGGTGCCACACCATTTTCCCACCGGGAGACGGTCGCTTGAGTAACGCCAGCCACAACCGAAAACTCGGACTGCGTGACCTTGAATACGTTCTTTCGGATGTTCTTAAGCGCGTTCATGGGTCGTATAATATACGCATACGTATTTATCGCAACAGAAAAATATACGCGCTCGTATTTTTCTTTTCGTGCGAAGTGTGGCTAGGTCAAGATATGAGCAAAATCGACTACTATCTGCGCGAGATTATGAAGACGACTGGCTGGAAGCAGGCTGAGTTGGCCTCACGTCTCGATACGACCCAAGCCACTGTAAGCCGGTGGTTTAAAGGGGCTGAGCCAGAAGGTCATAGGCGCGATGCGATACTCGAACTGTATAGCTCCGTCACTAATACGACTGCCCCCTCCGGCGCCGGTCAGCCGACGGTAAGATTGGTCGGATATATTGGCGCGGGCCAAGCGGTCTACCCGCTTGACGACGGCACGGACGACCAAGTGGAAGCGCCGCGCGATGCCAAGCCGACAACAGTGGCTGCCCGAATCAGGGGCGACAGCATGTTGCCGATATTTCATGAGAACTGGCTAATTTATTGGTCCCGGCACCTCCCGCCGGCTGACATGATTAACCAGCTATGTGTCGTGCAGGTTTCGGATGGAAGACTTTTGGTGAAGACATTGCGCTTGGGCAGTGAGCCGGGCCTGTGGACCCTCACCAGTTTCAATGCGAGTGACATTACCGATGTTCCAGTTGATTGGGCTGCGCCCATTGACTGGATCAAGCCAAGATAAAGGGGGATTTATGCGGGGGATTTTAGCAGCGGGGGCACTTATCATTGGCCCGACCAAAGCGAAACTTCAATTTAATATTGTTTCGGCTAAAGTACGAATTCTGCTAGTATCTCTCATAGCAGCTGGGTACAAACCAGGCCGTCAAACCCTGACGAGCGGATGCGTGAAGGGCTCTCACCTGCAAGCGCTGCGGCGCCCAGGTCATTCCCTACCATCCAACTTCTTTCTTCTACATGCTTTCGCCTTCCGACTGCATAATCTCGTGCGGAAAATCTGCCATGCATAAAACCTTACTAGATCTAAACAATTTCGGTGACGTAGCCGCCGAGGACGACGCAGTTCTGGATTACTTCCTTTCAACCGACGCCGTAGATCGAATAAACAGTGGAAAGATTTTCTTGGTTCTCGGACGGAAAGGCACAGGGAAAACTGCTCTAGTTCGATATTTCTCGGAGAGTACAAGTAATAAGACATCACGTCCGTTAAGTCTTAGAGGTTACCCTTGGTCCATTCATGCCAAACGCATTGATCATGGGGCGTCAGAAATAGAAGCCTACGTATCGTCTTGGCGTTACCTTATCGCGGTTGAACTTGCTTCTCTTGTTGTATCGAACAACGGCTCCCAGCTGAGCCACAAAGCAGACTCTCTGAACAAGTTTCTCGAGGAGAATTATGGCGGTTCAAACCCCGATCTTAACAAGATTCTGCAGCCTCCTAAGATCCGTCTAGGGAAGCTAATCCTGTCACCGTCTATAATGGGTAATCAACTTGGTAGCATTGAGTTGGATAGAAGCGCGTCCGACTATAATCTAGGTCTCGAGCTGAACGCACTTTCGCAATCCATCATGTCTAACGTATATGAGGTTGCTAAGCATCGGAATCTCACAAATCTAAGCCTGCACTTTGACGAACTGGATCAAGGACTTGATAGGCTCACTGACGAGAGGAGGAGGATGCTGGTAGGATTGATACTTGCCGCTCGAGACATTCGGAGAGAAAGCGCAGCCGCCGGAATTATCGTTTCCCCGGTTGTCTACCTACGCTCCGATCTTTGGGAGGAAATGAACTTCTCAGACAAGAATAAGATTAGCCAATCACAGACGCTGCATCTAAACTGGACAAGTGAAGACTTACAACGCCTAATCAATGTGCGCCTTTCAGCAAAGCTGGGCGCCGGTGTATCGTGGGATGACGTCACTGATCCAGAACTGATGCGTGGCTCACAACCTAAATGGAACCATGTTCTCGCCCGAACATTTAACCGACCTCGTGACGTTATTCAGTTTCTGAATGTCTCTCTTGATGAAGTAAAAAAGAGAAATACGGAACCTCATTGGATCATAAATCGTGACATTGTAAATTCAAGAAGTGCATACTCACTATACTTAAAGAATGAGTTGGATGACGAAGTTGGACCTCACTGGCCTCATTGGATAGAAGCGCTGCAAACTTGCTCCAACATCAGTACAGTTACGTTCGAAAGACAGCAGTTTATCGAGGAATACAACAAGAGACAGTCGAAAAATAATGACGTAGAAGCTGCCAGTGCTTTAGAATTGATGTATCGCTTCTCCGTAATTGGATACGAAACCAGAAGTGGTTATGGCGGAAGTGCTTGGTCATTTCGGTATAGTGATCCGGATTCAGGATGGGATAACTCGGCCAATCGGTTCAAGGTTCACCCTGGCCTGAAAGAATATGCCAAGTTGCGAGAATCCCGAGCCGTGGCTGTGTAGTCGAATTCCCCTCAACCAGTTTCTTTTTGCAGTTAATTCATTTTGTTATGATGCCTCCAACGGAGATTGGCATGAGATCGGATCAATTGAACCACTGCTTGCTCGATATCGGATGGTCAGCAGAAGTCCTTGCCCAGAAACTGGAATGCCACGTGTCGCTCGTTAACGCATGGCTATCCGGTGAAGCTGAAATCCCTCCGAAGGCTGCCGCATGGATAACCGCCCTCGCCGCCTGCCACCGTGCTGCCGAGGAAGGTCGCCCGACTTCGCTCAAGGGGAAGCATTTCCGCTCCTAATCCTGATTTTAGACACACCTCTGGCTATCAAGACGTTCACCTTCATACGAGAAGGGTTCCGTCGTTTGCAGTTCACCGTATCGCGATGAACCGGGATGCCATGAAGTCTTAGTATCCCTGCCTGCCCTATTTCTCCGGTGGGCCAGTCCGTCTCCATGCATGAAGGCTATATCGGCAGTTCACTCTCTCAGGTCGCATCCAAACCAGTCGAGCGGCGTCTAACCCGCTAAGACCGCCTCATCAGCCTGGGATGAGGAACCGCTGTGGATTTCATGCGCCGGGTGATCGGTGAAAATGGGCCAAATCCGTAAAAAGACCACTTCTTTTGCGCTTAGAAAACATTCAGTCTTGGCGGGAACCTCCGAGCAAACCCAAGATTTTGTGTCGTTCAGCGCCCCAGAGCGATCATTTCGGTTGTGTAACGATGCTTGATATGCTACACAATTTTTGACATTGAGACCGCTTCAGGCCCCGGCAGCATCACCGCTCCGGGGCTTTCTTTTTATGCGCGATTATACGCCGTTGCAAGAATTTCATACGTTCACGCATTTTATTTGTTGACGTTTATACGTATGCGTATATTATACGTCGTGTCAAAGCGGTTCACGAAGAAGCAAACGCCGATCTGGACCCTTCGAGTTTTACCAAGCCTCCACAGGCCAAAGGAGGTCGCCATGTGAACCGCAGCGCGGTGCGCGCAACTCGACCGGAAGAACTGGAACACTGGACCTGAGCAAGTCGTGAAACTGCTCAACGAATTCACCGCCGGTCACCGAACGCTCCGGCTCATTATGGGGTGCAGAAATGTCCAACATTGCCCTGAATACCGCCGAGCGGATACTTTTGAAGGTTCCGACAAGCGACGGATACGAATACCTCGATCCACGGCTGATCCGCGGCGCGACCTATCAGCAGGTTGCAGACGAAGCGACTGCTTACGAAGCCACGGCGATCTATCGTTTTGACGAGGAAAGCCTGACGGTTGAGGACATTACCGAAATGGTCATGCCGTACTTCTCGGGCGATTTCTCGGATGCACCGGCTTGGATGCGCGGTTCCTCGATCGCCGAACAAATGGCTTACGAGGATCGTCTGGAGGCCAAGGCTTCTGATCGTCATCAGCGCTCGCTTCGTTCGCCTTCCGTGTATCTGGGGGCGATGTGATGATGGAACTGTCCTTCTTCGGCATTGCCAAGATCGAACTGGTCAAGGTTTTTGCTGACAACTGCAATTCCCGCACGATCCGCATAACGAGCGTCAAGGGCGAAGAACTAGAAATCTCCCTCTATGGCGAGACTGAGGCTCTAGACGCTCTCCCACGATCCGATGACTTCCGTGAAGTTCCAAAGAAGGGAGCAGCGTGATGTTCTCCGCTCTCGCACTCGGGGCGGCTTTAAACGTCGCCAGCGTCTCCAGGCCTTACGATCCTCACATCGGATATGTCGTGGTCGAGAACCGTATCACCCAGCAGATCGGGCCATTCTGGGATCGTCAGGACTGTGAGTTCGTCGGCAAGGGCATCGTGAACCACGCCTTTGAATTGATCTTCCGCCCCTATCAGACCGGGCCTGATGAGGCTCTCCGGTTGATGACGACAGAAGTCATCTGCCAGCGGAGGTCGAAATGACCTTTGACCCTGTCGAACTCTTCGTCACCGCAGCACTGATCATCGCCTTTATCGCAATCTGCCAGCACATGAGGGACCGGACATGAACACCGAAGTTATGCATACGCCGGGACCGTGGGAGGCCCACATCAGCGACGTCAGAGGAACGCTATGTGTCGTGGCCGCAGGCACTTGGATTTGCGGAGAGATATGGAACGATGTGGCTCCGCTTCCGGAGCGCGAAGCGAAAGCCAACGCCCATTTGATCTCAGCGGCGCCCGAGCTTTTCGAAGCCCTCGACATGGCCCGCCGTTACATGAAAACCTGTCTCGGCTCGTCATTCTGGGATGGCCCGAACCCGTATCCGATCATTGATGCGGCACTCGCCAAAGCGCGAGGTGAAGTCAATGCGTGACACCACTGCAATTGAAGCCGGAATGGTTTTCGAGCGCGATCATCCTTTCACGCTCGTTGTCGAGAACAAGGGCGACCCTGACTTTGAAATAGAGCGCTGGCGTCCGGGAGCTTGGAACGTGGTGGAGCATGGCCCAGAGGAAGCTCTTGCCTGCGCGAATGCCATCGGAAAGGTCAAATTCACCGTTGTGAGCATTCACCAGCCGCCCGGCTATCAGACACGGGTCTTCTACAAGCGCCAGTTCTTCATGCCAGACGGGGAAGCTTATGCATCAGGCTCTCTGAAAAACTGCATCATCAGCAAATTCCGCCGAGATATCAGGGGTTTCCCATTCGAGTACACGGTGGAAGACCTTTGGGATGGTGATCATGCGTGACCTCCTCGAAGACATCGCCGGCTTTGTAGCCGTCTCCCTTTTCACCGCAACGTTTTATCTCTGGGCCGCGTATCTGGCCGAGAAAGTGTGAGGCAATCATGTCGAAGCAAACCGTTTCCACCGATCTGATCATCAATCTACCGGCTGTTATGACGGCTGAGGCTTTCACCGATGAACAGGAATTTGAAAAGCTCTATTCCAAGGTCAAGGAAGCCGTAGATCAGCACGTTCCAGACCTGAGCACAAAAACCGGGCGCGATGCCATTGCCTCCCTAGCCTATAAGGTCGCCCGTACAAAAACAGCACTGATCGGCCAAGGCAAGAAGTTGACCGAGGACTGGCGAGATAAGACCAAGAAGGTCAATGCCGCCTGCAACGTGATCGAAGAACGTCTCGACAATCTCAAGGACGAGGTTCGCAAGCCTCTGACCGAATGGGAACAAGCCGAACAGGATCGTATCGACGGCCATAAGGCGCGTCTCGAATCCCTGATTGCTATGACCCGCATCGGCTACGGTCGCCCATCGTCGGAATTGCGGGAATTGCTGGCTGATGTTCAGAAGATGCCTTTGGGCGCTACGCATTGGGAAGAATACGCCCCGCAGGCCAGCGTTGCCCATCAGGATGCCGTTGACACGCTTTCCCGACTGTTTGCTGCCGCTGAGAAGCAAGAAGCTGAGGCCGAAGAGTTGGAACGGCTGCGGGCCGAAAAGATCGAGCGTGACAGGATCGAAGCTGAACGGCTTGCCAAAGAACAGGCAGAACGTGAAGCGTCGGAACGAGCAGAGCGCGAACGTCAAGCCGAGGCTGCCCGTGTCGAACGTGAGGCCCGTCTTGCGGAAGAAGCCCGCCAGCAAGCCGAACGTGAAGCACAGGAGCGTATTGCCGCCGCTGAACGTGCCGCAAAGGAAGCCGAGGAACGCGCTGCACGTGAAGTTGCAGAAGCAAAGGATCTTGCCGAACGCCAGGCTGCAACTGAGCGTCAGCGCCTAGCTGACCAGAAAGCCGCTGAGGAAGCAGAACAGCGCCGCCGCGATGCCGACAAGGCTCACCGCAAACAAGTCAATAATGCGATCGTCGCTGAGTTGGTCGAATGCTCTGGCGTCACCGCTGAACAGGCCCAGAGGATCGTTGTTCATATGGTCAGCGGCTTGGTCCCGAACGTCACCCTGAAATACTGATCGGAGAACGACCATGACATTCCAGTCAATCGGTGACCTATCCGCTTCGATCATTGATGAGGCGGCTGAAAAGGCAGGCTTCACCAATCACCAGGACGGCATTTATTTTGGCATGAGCGATGCCGTCTATCACGCGGATACGGCTCTCGGTTCCACAGGCTTGAAAAAGCTAATCGGCAATGCCCCAGATTTTTGGTGGGGAAGTTGGATGAACCCAGCCAAGGATGAAAATGATGACACTGATGCCAAGGTATTCGGTCGCCAGCTTCATCTTTGCGTTCTAGAAGGCGAGGACAAGTTCAAGGCCCTCCACGCCCCCCGTTACTATCCGGGCAACCGAAAGGAAGGCATTGCCGAAATCAAGGACATAACCGCTGCCGGAAAGGTACCAGTCAAGTTCAAGGACTATGCCAAGATCCTTGCCGCATCGGCTTTCATCAAAGCGAACAAGACGCTGGCAAATGCATTCGAAGGCGGTCA